GGATCACGATCGTCGTCCCCGCCGCGTGCGTGGCGGCGTTCGAGTAGAGACCGAACGTGACCGGCCCCGGTATGCCCTGAGGCCCCTGCGGCCCTGTCGCGCCCGTCGGCCCCTGCGGTCCGGTCGCGCCCGTGGCCCCGGTGTCGCCCTTCGGCCCCTGTGGGCCCGGGACAGTCGAATCTGCGCCGGCGGGACCGGTCGGTCCCGCAGGACCCTGAGCTCCCGTCGCTCCGGCCGCACCCGTGGGACCGGTCAAGCCGATCGGCCCCTGAGCGCCCGTCGCCCCGGTCGCGCCCGTATTCCCGATCGGTCCCTGCGGTCCGGTCGCCCCGGTGGGTCCCGCAGGACCCTGCGGGCCGGGCACCGTCGAGTCCGCACCCGGAGGCCCCGTTGGTCCGGCAGGTCCGGCAGGCCCCTGAGGCCCCGCGGGTCCGGGCGGCCCTGCACCGCCGCCGCCTCCGCCGCCGATGTCCGCTATCGCGATCGCGGTGGCCGACAGCCACTCCGACTGCGGGTTCGGCATCGTCGACGTCGCCGTATCCGACCACGCCTGCAGCTCGATGATGTTCCCAACGTACTGGTAGGACTCACCGCTGATGAGCACCGGGTTGAGCGTGCCCTTCGGCATCGGGATCGACAGCGTCAGCTGCCACTGCCCCGCGTACGGCCCCTTCACCTGGTACACGCGGACGCCGCGGGTGCCGGTCCCCTGCGCCGCGTTGAACACCACGCTGCCGGCGAAGTCGTACACACCCTCCTTCAGGCAGCGGATCCCCGCCGGCGACAGTGAGTAGTCGGGGTCGCCGGGTCCGATCCACTCCCAGCACGGCTCGCCCCACTGCCGCCACGGCTCCCCGGCCGGATCGAGCACGATCGCCGTCCAGGTGTTCGCGGGGATGCTCGAGGAGGCGTCAGGGCCGAACGCGCGGAGGAAGCTCGCGCCCTCCACCGGCCAGTGCGTCTCGATCCACTCGAAGTTGATCTGCGCGTCCTCGAGCCCGTGCATCAGCCGGGACGGGAGATAGACGGTCACGCGTTGTAGGCGTAGAGCTGCGCGGAGACCATGATCGTGCACGTCGACGGCAGCTGATTGGACAAGCTGAACCCGAGCGCGTACGCGTTCAGCGACGACGGCAGGTTGAACGCGGCCGACTCCACAGCGGTGATCCCCTGCCCCGGGTTGACCGCGGCGGCGCCCGACCCGGCGAACGCCGCCCCGAACGTGAACGCGATCCCGGGGTCGACGCCGGCGACCGCGGTGATCTGGTACAGCCCCAGCGTGACCGTCAGCGACGGCGGGGCTGACCCGGCTATTAGTATCCCGCGCGCGCGCGCGTAGGCGGTCTTGTTGTTCACCTGGAAGTCGGGGGGCTGGCCAGTCACGCCGGCGTCCCCGACCCACAGCGGCGGCGGCTTGTAGACGGCCTGCCCGGAGGCGGTCGGATAGGAGTCGGCGGTCAGGATCCGATCGCCGACCGTGATCTCGTTGTCGATCACCCCGGTGGCCTGCAGCAGGAGCCGGCGGACGCTGTTGTTCGGGGAGCGCAGGTCGGCGTCGTCGACGTTCCCGTTCGCCCACGCGCTCAGATTGACCATGCTATTCGTCAGCTTGGGCTCTTCGGTCGAGTTGGCCTGACCCACCTGCGGTACGTACACAACGAGCGACAAGTCCGATCAGCTCCTTTCAGTCCCAGCGGTCGACCCGGTCGGTCAACGCCAACGTGTACCCGTACACCTCATCCTGCGTGTTCGACGTCGCCGAGAACACCTGCGAGAACGCGCGGGCGACCCCGAGCGAGAAGATGTCGGCCTGGCCGATCGGGGCGCCGCCGCCGAACAGCCCCGGCCCGGCGAACGTACCGGGCCCCCCGAAGTTCTGAGCGCCCGCGAGCGTGCCGGGGAACACGTTCTGGCGGATCAGCGTCTCGGTGGTGATGAAGTCCTTGGCCAGGTAGTAGTCGACGGTGCCGAACCCCTCGAGCCGAATCTGCCTGAGGCGCTTGCGATACCACGTGGAGGGGAACATGCGCCGGCGGTAGAAGCTCGGAGACTGCCACGGCCCTTTCCACACCCACGTGAACCCCTGCCCGTTGTCCTGATGCACGTTCGGGGCGAAGCACCGATCCAATATCGGGGCGGTCGACTTGGCGCTGAACAGCTGCGCGACGCCGGCGGGGTGCCAGGCCACGAGCTCGTTCGAGCCGAACGAGTGCTTCCACCAGGAGCCGAGTATCTCGTCGTAGTCCAGCGTCAGATTGTTGACGCCCGAGCCGGTGGACGCAATGCTGAGGTAGTAGTGCCCGGAGAAGTAGAAGCCGGCGGCGTTCGCGGCCTGCGGGGCGGCGATCTGCAGCAGCGGCAGCACCTTGTCGGAGATCGGCTTGAGCGTCGACCCGTTCGTGACGTACACGCCGCGGCCCTCCGACAGGAAATAGGTGCCGAGGCTCCCGGAGGCGAGCGACCGGTTGGCGACGCAGCCGATCGAGTCGGACAGCATGCGGACGTTCAGGTTGTCGCCCGAGACGATCGACCCGGGGGCGATGATCACGTACGTCTTGCGGGGCTTGAACACGACCACGTAGGGGCCCGCGCGGCCGATCGCGGTGATCACCTGCCCGTCGGTCGGGTCGAGATCGAACGACGTCGCCAGACCGGTTCCGGCCGGGCCGGACGTGACTGCCGGATCCCAGTTCGTCGGGTCGCGCTGCGCCGACACATACACCCGGTTCGGGAACGCGGGGACCCCGGCGATGTACATCTGGTTGTTCGCCTGCGTCGAGTACTTGCCGTTCGGGATGTCGACGGTGGTACCGGCACCCTTCTGCCAGAGGGCCGTCGCGGTGCTCGCGGTCGCGCCGGACCACTGCTGCGGCGGGTCGACCCCGTTGATCAGGTACATCGGCCCCTGGCCGCCGACAGCCGGGGCGAGCAGGCCCTCCCAGCGGGCACCCGAGGTGAACCCGGTGCCGATCGTCGAGACCGCACCGCCGGTGTCGACCGACACGAGCGTGGTGCCGGCCGAGGCGACGAGCGCGTTCGTCGGGGTCGCCTCGGAGGCCACGAGCGACGTGAGCGCCGAGCTCGGGGTGGCGAATGTCTGCAGGCCGTTGCGCTTGACGATCGCGCCGACGTCGGAGCCGGTGACGTTCATCATGTCGCGCGCTTGGTTGTCCTGAAGCAGATGTGGCGCATCCAGGAGGTTTACCCCTCCGGAATGGTCAGCAAAGTTTATTCAACGGCGGACCGCTGGGCATTTGTACCACCCCCCTTCGTACGGCGAATCTCGCTGATCGCTGATTCTGATACGCCGTAGCGGTGCGCGAGTTCGCGACCACTTCCGTAATGGCGAGGCGCAGCTCGAATCGCTGCAACCTCCTGCTCTGTCAATCTCTCCGGCCCCCGTGAACTCGGCGGTTTTCCCAAGACCCGCCGAGCCGCCTGTCGAGGCTCACCAGGAACATCTTTCCAATTATGGCCACTGAGAATTCGGCCGACCATGACATCCGTAATCCCGTATCGCTTCGCAAGTCCCCTTAGCGACGTATGACGATCAGCTTTGATCTCAGCAACCTGTTCGGTTGTCAGCTTCGCAACAGGACTACGCCGCATGTTCATGGCGTGTGTGACCGCCTCAAGATGGCTTGGGTTCACACACAACCTATTGCCGCAAAGATGATCGATCTCAAGTCCATCGAGAATCGGTCCATGCTCTCGTTCGTAATACCAGCGATGCGCCGTGACCATCCGCCCATCGCGCCACGTTCGCCCGTATGGTCCTCGACGGGTCTTCTGCCAAATCCAGCAGCCCGTTTTCTCATCAACGATGTAATCGTTACTCTGATCCTGCATCGAAGGCCTCCCTTCGGTGTCTGACCCCCGACCGCAGCAACGGTGCGGGGGTCGCCTATTCGTCTACCAGTACCGGTAGCCAGCAGCCGGACGCGTGTTCCACATCGACGCCGCCTGCGTCGGCTGATCGGACGTGAACTTCACGCTCGCCGAGAAGTCCGACAGGCCCTTCTGGAACCGCGCGTCCCACGATCCGGCGCGCTGCACGTCGTCCTCCGCACGGAAGCACTGCGCGACCGCCCAGGACCACAGGAGCCAATGCCATTGCGCCGGGATCAGGCTCGGCACATCCGAGTCGTTGACCAGCAACGGCGGGACCTGCCAGTAGCGGCACTCCAGGTGGTACACGCCGTCGGGGGTCGGGTACAGGTAGAAGTTCTGGCCGTTGAGCGCGTAGATCGTCGGGGTGCCGGTGCTCGAGGGCGATCGGTCGAGCGCGCGCAGGCTGACCGCAACGAGCTGCCGATTGCGGTCGACGTCGCGCAGCGAGCGCAGGTCGGCCATGTCCGTGGGCTGCGGGTAGAGCGAGACGCCGGCGGCGGTGGAGAAGTCCTGCGCGGCCTCGTCGCCGGTGTAGTTGACCGCCGAGCACACGTAGGCGTAGCCGTCATTCAGGTAGGCGACCACCCGCGCCTTGCCGAACTGCACGGGGTCGAACCCGTTCGCCAATGTCTCGCTGACCAGATCCGAGAGCTGCATCACGTCTCCCGGCGCATCGCCTGGCGGCGGGCGGCGCGGTCAAGCGCGAGCAGCTCGCGGCGGCTCGGGCGGCGGATCGGGCGGGCGCCGGTGATCGGCACCAGCCGGCCGCACCGGCAGATCATCGCCGGGACGAGCGCGTCCTGGCACGGGAACATCGCGCGATTGCAGCGGTGGCAGATCACCGAACGCTCCTGGGGACGAAAATCCCGCCCTTATAGTTACCAAGGCCCAGCTCGCGCCGGATGTCGAAGGCCATGCGCTCGCCGCCGTCGCCGGTCTTCTCGGCGAACTCCTTCCGGGCGCGCTCGGGGCGGGCGTGGGTTTCTCGCTCGAGCTCGGCGACGTAGTCGTAGCGACCGGTGCCGTGCGAGTCGATGCGGCGGACCCGCTCGACGATCCGGTCATCCAGCCCCGTCCACGTGCCCGACCGGGTCTGGTGGGCCTTCTGGGTGAGCACCAGATGCTGCGACACGCGGCCGTCGCCGTCGGTGGTCTCGGAGTACACGGCCCAGAACGGCGGCCGGCCGTTCTCGGCGAAGCGCACCTTGAGACTCGGGTCGATCGCCCGAAGGTCGGCGGCAACGCTCGAGGCGTCCGCGTCGATCAGCACCCAGCGGCCGTCGGCGGCGCGCATGACCTGATCGACCGTGGCCGGTTCCACATCCACGCCTGCTCCTTTCGTTGGGGTGCGCAGGGCCCGGTGCTGTAGCCGAACTGCGTGTCGTGCCGGACCCTGCGCTGGCGGGGGGCGCCTGGGGTGGGTAGGGCGCCCTGGGGGTAAATCAGATCCTCTGAACCGGAATGTCGTCGTTCACATTAATCGCCTTCCCCTGCCGATTAGGCGCGATGCTCACCAGGCACGCATCCCAGATCAGCCACGCCTGCCAGATCCGCTGCCATGTGCCGGCGGTCGACCCGGACTTCAGCTGGAACACCGAGCCCTTGTCGTCCGGCGGCTGCAGCCAGTCCGGCGGCCCGATCTGCGACCAGCACAGACCGTCGTCGTTGAGCAGGAAGAACGTGCCGTTGGGAGCGTCGACGTCGGCGCGCATCGCCAGCGGGTTCCCGCCGGCGGACACGAAGATCGTGTCGTACCCGCCCTTGTAGTCGGTCGCCTGGTTGTCGTTGAACCGCTTGGCGTTCGTGTAGGTGTTCGCCAGGCGACGCTGGCCGCCGAGCGTCATCATCCCGAACTTCGGGGTGAATCCGGACCGCTGGCGGATCTGCTGCGCGAGCTGCATGACCCCATCCTCCGACGGGGCGCCGTTCGCGAAGTCCTTCACGTTCGAGTCCCAGAACCCGTTCCCGGCCGTGGCCGAGTTGATCTGGTGCAACGTCCTCGACGTCGAGCAGATGTTCCGGAGACCGTCGGACTCGAGCGACCGGTCGCCGGAGATGTACACGGCGTCGCCGGACGCCTGCGCCGTGACCGCGCCGGGGAACAGGACGACGATCGATGCCTGCGCCTGCGTCGCCGAGTTCGCCGCACCGTTGTACGTCACCGACTGGACGGTTCCGCCGGTGCCGTGCGACACGCCCGTGGCCTTGACGAGAATGTCGACGACGTCGCCGACCGCGATGTACTGGCCGGAGTCGACGACAAGCGTGACGGACGGGCCGACGCCGCCGCCGGACACGAAGTTCGCGAGAACACCGTCGCCGGTGCCGTACGCGATGCGAGTGACGTCCTTGCGCATGTCCTTCTGCGCCATCTCCATCTCGAACGTGAGTGCCCGCACGAACGACGCCGGATCGGTCTTCGTCTGCTTGATGACCTGATCGGACAGCTCGATCGCCACATCGAAGTACTTGATGTTGACGATCCCGTCGACGCCGCCCTGCGCCCCGGCGGTGGCGAGCACGCCGCCGTCGGTGCTGGCACCACGGCCGCGGTTGCGGCTGGAGTGCGCGACGAAGATGAGCTGCCGGCCGCCGAACGTTCCCATGTCGTTCGCGTTCGTCTTCTCGAGCACGTCCAATATAGCTGTCTCTTGGTTTAATTGTTCTACCCACGGGCCGTAGTAGATGTTCTTCAGGTAACTATCGGCCGAGGCAAGGTTTTGAGTCGCCAAGGTGACCTTCTTTCAGCGTTAGGAATGTGTCATCGGTGAAGCCGTCCCAACGCTGTATCCAGACCCCTGGCCGTGGCTGTGGTCTGACCCTGGCGTGCCGGCCGTGCTGCTATGCCATGCCGCCGCGACGGGCAATGTCCATCGCCATCGCGTGCGCTTCCTTCAAAGTGTGCCCCTGTGGCGGGGTGACGTCCGGCATCCCCGACGCTTCCGGGGGCCGACCGGCATCCAGCTTGCCGTTGAACGCCCGCTGCTCGGACTTGTTCAGCAGCCCCTGCAGCGCCTCCCAGGCGCGGGGGACCGCGTTCTCGAGCTCCTCGCGGGACCGGGCGGTCTCGGTGAAATGCGGAAGCACCATCTCGAGCGCCTCCCGGTCGAACGCGTCGCCGGCCTCCTTCTCAATGCTGGCGATCTGCCCCTCGATCATCCTGAGCGCCTCCTGGTGCGCCGCCTGCTGCTCCTGCTGCTGGAAGCGCCCGTCAACGCCCTGCAGCATCCCCTCGAGCTGCTCGATCCGCTGCATCAGCTGCGCGTTCGGATCCTCATAGCCGCCGCCGTACTCCTCGAACTGCTGCTGCTGCCCGAGACCGTACTGCGAGGCGTAGTCGCCGTTGACCCAGTCGTAGAACTCCTGCGGGCTGCCCTGCGCCGCCTGGGCGAGCTGCATCGCCCAGGCGACCACCTGCGGATCGGTGTCCCGGAGGCCGAGCTGGTCATAGGGTTCCCACTGCCTGCGGTAAGCGGCAAACTCATTTGCCTTTTTCGCGGCATATGCGTCGGTCGCCTTGAACCCCTCTTCGGCAATGCCGCGAGCTTCTTCGTTCTCAATTCTGTCCAGGTAGGCCTGAAAAGGCGACCCTCCACCTTCGCCACCGCCCTGACCCTCAGGTTGTACGGGGGCGTTTTGATCAGCGTCCACTGATCACTCCTTTCGCTGTGGTGCCCCCTAACCTTGCGGGCCGTAGGCACTCCTGGCGTAATTAGGTATCCGCATCTTGAGCGGTTCTGAGAAGGAACTTGAGAAGAGGAATCACGCGCTTGCGCGAGTTACAGCTAAGACAGCTAGCTGTCAGGTTTGTCCAATCAGCCGTCCCGCCACCGGAGATCGGCTGGATGTGGTCGATCGTGGCTCCTGGCGCTCCGCAATAAGCGCATGGATCGTGCCGAAGTATTTCAACATAGCTAGCATCATCGACTGCAAATGGGAGCCTGGCCGCCCGCGCCCGTTTGCGCTGCGCGATGATAGCGACCTAAGTCTTCGCGGCGCGCAGCCGGGCGAGCACCTCGCGCTCCGTCCCCCTGACCGTCTTGGCCGCAACCTCATCGGTGTCCTTGCCGCCGGCCTTCCACGCGCCACATAGCCATTCGTCGGAGACGTGCAGCGGCGGAAACTTCGTACAGGCATCGTCGCTCGAGCGGTAGTAGACGCAGTTGCCGCACTCGCGGTCCTCGCTCTCGGCGGCATGCAGGCCGGGCGGCGCGTCCGGGGTGGTGTCGGTATCGGTGGCCTCGGACGTCGCCATCACACCGCCCCGTACTTACCGCCGGTCAGCCGCACCGAGGTCCGGCCCTGCGACTGGATCCACACCGGCGCCGTGAACGTCTGCGACGCGGCGGCGGCGATCGTCCCGGCCGGCGCCGACGCCGTGTTCGCGTAGTAGTTGAGCGTGTCCCCGGCGAGATTGTTCACCACGACCGAGTCGCTGTTCTTCGGCTCGACGGAGATCGCAACCAGGTCGAGGCAGACGGTGCCGCTCGTGCCGACGGCGATCCGCGACATCACCGGCCGCCCGAATACGTCGTCGAGGACACCTGATCGTAGGGGAGGTCGAGAATCATGTTGTCGGCGTCGCGAGTGCGGACCTGCACGACGGTCGGGTTGCCGTCGTCGTCCAGCTCCACATTCCCGAGATAGGCGGCGAAGTGCCCCTGGTAGTCGCCGGACAGGATCTGCACGAACTGCCCGAGCACCGGCGGGCCAAGCTCCACATCCTCGACACCGTCGTCCACGGTCGCCGGGTTGACCTGCGCCTCGTCGCCGGCGGGGGGAACGGTCGCCGGCTCCACGGCCTCGGGCTCCTGCACCGGGATCACGACCGCCTCCTCCTCGGCCGCCTGCTCCTCCTCCTTCGCCTTCTCGCGTTCCGCCTTGGTGGTCATCTGCCGTTACCTCCTCAGGCCCGTACGGCCCACGTGGGAATGAAGGACTGCGTCTGCACGGGGCCGGCCGGCGACCCCGCCTCGGAGGTGGCGGCCGTCCCGGTCAGAGACCGCACGGACCAGGTCGGAATGAAAGACTGCGTCTGCACGGGACCGGGGGGTGCGCCTGTCTCGGCCATTCATCTACCTCCTTGCTGCTGGGTTCTCATGGCTTGAAGTCTCGCCTGATGCTGCTCCTCGGCGCGCCGCTCGGCCTGCGACAGGCCATGCATCTTCATCGCATGCTCCTCGTCCGCGTGGCGCTGGGACTGCGCGTTCTGCTGCCCGTTCTGCTCGGCCTGCGCCGCCTGAATCAGCTGCTGCAACTGCTGCCCCTGCATATCCTGCTGGTGGCCCTGCACGTCCATCTGCATCTGCGCGCCCTGCTGCCCCGCCTGCTGATCCGGCGGCGGCTGCCCGGACTGCGCCGCCGCCATCTGCGCCTGCTGCTGGATCTGCTCCTGCTGCTCCTGCTGCTGCTTCTGACGGTGCAACGCCACGTGCTGCTCGGTCACCTGCTTCACCTGCCCCGGCGCCTTCGCATAACCCGATGACTTCTGCATATCGGTGTGACCGTCGATATGTGACTGCGTGTCATCGTACTCATTGATCGGCAAGGGCATGCCGCGCATCAGCAGCACGTTCTCCCGGTTCACCTGCGTCTCGTTGCGGGTGTACTCCTGAATCAGATGATCGGTCGCGCCCAACCCCAGGTCACGGAAGAACTGCGCCAGCTGCCGGCCGTGCAAACCGTTCCCCGTCTGGGTCATCATCGTGATGATGTCCTTCATCATCGCCTGCTTCGCCGCCTGCGACTGCGGGAACGTCGACCCCGCCTGCACCTCGACATGCGTGTTACTCCGCAGGTCCGTGTTGCGGAAGTCGAAGATCTGCCACGACCCGTCATCACCGGCGATCTTGATGACACGACTGTCGGTGTAATAGCGCTGCACATGCTCGAGGATCTTCGTGCCGATCACCCCGAGCCCCTCCTCGTGATCCGCCACCGCCAGAGCCAGCCGGGTGTCATCCTGATCCAGCAGCAAGGTGATCGCCGCGGCGGCAGTGACACCCGGCGGCACCTGCGCGTTCGTCACCTCGTGCTGACCCGAGATGTCCTCCATCGACCGGCGGATCTGATCCGGCAGCTCCTTCACATAATCCGGCAGCGTCGGGGGCTCCAGATACTGCGGGATCGGATGCTGCGACCCCGTCTCGTCGAAGAAGTGCCAGCCGCCGGCCTGCGAGATCACCTCCAGGAACTTCTCCGCGTCACCGATCGCCTGCCGGGCCGCCACCCCCGTCGGGTTGCCGATCCGGTTGCGGTTCTCCGCCATCTGCGACAGCGTCTTGTTGAGGTCCGTCTGCGGCCCCTGCACCAGCTCCACGATCCCCATCCCGTGCAACCGCCCCGGCACCGGAATGCCGGTGTACATCACGTACGGCATCGGGTCGAACGGCTTCTCATCCCGATCGAGCACCTTCCCCTGCCCGTACACGATCCTGACACCGTTCGGGAACTCCTCACACGGCCGCGCCCAATACTGGCGGACCTTCACCCCCTTGTACGTCGTCCCGCCCGTGCCCATCCCACCCAGCAGCTGTGACTCCACCAGCCCCGGGTTCGCCGCCGTGTCCGGCTTCAAGTCCGCGTCGTAGTGGCGCTTCACATAATCGACCGAGCGGACCGTCTCCTCGATCAGCCACTCCGCATCCTCGAACACGTCGGCCAGCGGGTCGATGAACATGCCGAACGGCGACGGGGCCTCCACCCGCA